TACGTTGTGCTAGACGAGTTTGCTGACTTTAAGCCAGAAGTGTGGGAATTGATTCTACGTCCTGCGTTGTCTGACTTAAAAGGAGAAGCGTTGTTCATTGGTACGCCAATGGGACGTAACCACTTCTATGATCTTTACACAGAAGCAGCAGCAGGTAAGCTAGAGGACTACAGTGCGTGGCACTTCACAAGCTACGACAATCCTCTAATAGACCCTACAGAGATAGACAGCGCTAAACGAACACTGTCTAGCTATGCCTTTAGACAAGAGTTTATGGCTTCCTTTGAAGCTAAAGGCTCTGAGATGTTTAAAGAGGACTGGGTACAGTTTGATGAAGAAGAGCCTGACGTAGGCGACTACTACATTGCCTGTGACTTAGCAGGTTTTGAAGAAGTAGGCAAGAAGAGTAATAAGCGTCTGGACAACAGCTCTATAGCCGTCGTTAAAGTCAACGAACACGGATGGTGGGTTAAAGAGATTATTATAGGTAGGTGGACGTTAGATGAAACAGCAGCACGCATCTTTGACGCTGTGCGAGAAAACTACCCCATTGCTGTAGGCATTGAGAAAGGTATTAGCAGACAAGCTGTAATGTCTCCACTAACAGACTTAATGAAACGCTTTAACAAGTATTTTAGAGTTGAGGAGCTAACACACGGCAACAGAAAGAAGACTGACAGGATAATGTGGGCGCTACAGGGCAGGTTTGAGAACGGCTACATTACACTGAACAAGGGTGACTGGAACATACAATTTATGGATGAGCTGTTTCAGTTTCCTAACCACTTAGTACATGACGATACTGTTGACTCGTTAGCTTATATAGATCAACTAGCACACGTAGCCTACGATTGGGGCTATATTGAAGAAGACTACGAAGAATCCTTAGACTCTTACACAGGATATTGATATGGACGATTATAACGAAGAAACCGAACAGTTGGTTGACGAAAGCCTAGAAGATTGGGTTATGTACAAGGTTGACGACTGGCGCGAGTTCTTTGAGACTAACTACGATGCTAAGTTTGATGAATACTATCGTTTATGGCGTGGTATTTGGTCAGACGACGACAAGACTCGTGAAAGCGAGCGTAGCAAGATTGTTAGCCCTGCCCTACTCCAAGCTGTAGAGTCTTCTGTAGCAGACGTAGAAGAAGCTACGTTTGGTCGTGGTAAGTTCTTTGACATTCAAGACGACATGGGCGACTCAGATCGTTCTGACGTGCGTTTCCTACGTGAAGCGTTGTCACAAGAGTTTACTAAGAACAAGATTAGGAAGGCTGTAGGTGAGTGTCTCATCAACGCTGCTGTGTACGGCACAGGCATTGGTGAGATAGTGCTTGAGAAGAAAAAAGAGATGGTTCCGGCTACAGAGCCTGTAATGGACGGTGCTATGACTGCTGTGGGTGTTAACATCCGCGACCGCACTGTCGTTAAGCTACGCCCCATCCAACCACACAACTTCCTCATTGACCCTGTAGCAACTGACATTGACAGTGCTGTAGGTGTAGCCATTGATGAGTTTGTGTCGTCTCACCAAGTAGCTCAGCTGCAAGAAGAAGGTGTTTACAGGAAGTGTTATGTTGGACGTGCAGCGCCTGACTTAGACCTAGAGCCTGACGAAGAGCTGTGGCAACAGCCTGAAGACAAGGTTAGGTTGACTAAGTATTATGGACTTGTCCCACGTCACTTGCTAGAGAATGCGTTTGACGAAGATGACGAGATGGTCAACTTTGACAGCGACACTGACGATGAAGGTCGAGACAGCTTTTACGTAGAGGCTATTGTTGTTATTGCTAACGGCGGTAAGCTGCTGAAGGCTGAAGCATCGCCTTACATGATGGCTGATCGTCCTGTAGTAGCATTCCCTTGGGATGTTGTCCCTAGCCGTTTCTGGGGCATGGGTGTGTGTGAGAAAGGCTTTAACAGCCAAAAGGCGCTTGATGCAGAGCTACGTGCTCGTATTGATGCTCTAGCCCTCACTGTACATCCAATGCTCGCTATGGACGCTACACGAATGCCTCGTGGCACTAAGCCAGAAGTGAAGGCAGGCAAGCTGCTGTTGACCAACGGCAACCCTGCAGAAGTTATACAACCGTTTAACTTTGGACAAGTGAGTCAGATTACATTTGCTCAAGCAGACTCCTTGCAGCGTATGGTGCAGGCTGCTACAGGCAGTGTAGACACAGCTCAACAGGCTATGAACGGTGGTGGTACAACGTCAGCAGGTAGCTCTATGAGCTTGGGCGGTATTATCAAGCGTCAGAAGCGCACGCTAGTGAACTTCCAAGAGTCGTTCCTAATGCCTTTCATTGAGAAGGCCGCGTGGCGCTATATGCAGTTTGAGCCTGAGTTATTCCCTGTCAACGACTATAAGTTTGTTGCTACAAGCACGCTTGGTATTGTTGCTCGTGAATACGAAGTAGCTCAGCTAGTACAGCTGCTACAGACTATGCCACAAGACAGTCCTGTGTATCCTATCATCATGCAAGCTGTTATTGATAACATGAACATCACTAACCGTGAAGACTTGATACAGACAATGATACAGGCTCAGCAGCCTAACCCAGAGCAGCAGCAAATGCAGCAGGCGTTGGCAGAGGAAGACAGAGCCTTTAAGAACAGCCAGACAGCGGCTCTGAACGCTCAGGCGGCAGAGTCTAATGCTAGGGCGCAGAAGATAGCTCTAGAGGCTCGTGGAGTCCCTGTGGAGCTAGAAACGGCTCGTATCAAGGCTGTAGCGTCCTCACAGACGGCTTCTGACAGTGATAAAGACTTTGAGAAGCGTATGCGCCTAGCCAACCTTGCTCTTGATGAGAAGAAGCTAGGATTAGAAGTAGAAAGGGAGAATATGAAGAATGGTCAGCAATAAAGAGTTAGAAAGTGTAGTTGAGCAGATCAATGCTGCTTATGCGCGGCTAGATAAGCGTATAGCGGCACTAGAAGCTGCTGCAGAGGCTGCTAAAGCCCCTAAGAAAGAAACTACAAAAAAGACTTGACTTTTAGCTGACTTTGTGGTATAGTCCTGCGCTATATCACATTTGCCATGTGAAGTCAAGCATTATTGTCCTAAGGAGGAGAAACAATATGAATGAGGCAGATATAGAGCATTACGAGAGCATCCAAGAGATGCTACTCACTGACGGATGGAAGAATGTAGCTAAAGAGCTATCCGTCTTAGCAGATGCAATAGAAGGCATTGAGGCTGTAAAGGACTCTAATGAACTCTATTACAAGAAGGGACAGCTAAACATAGCTAGGCTAATCCTCAATCTACCACATACAGTAGATTCAGCCTTAGAAGTCCTGAATGAGGAATTGCAAGATGGCTAGAAGGATATTTGAGTTCATCTGCCCAGACCAACACGTCACAGAGCGCTTTATTGACGACGAGGTAAGGGAAACAGATTGCTCCTCTTGCAATAAAACAGCGTCTAGGATGGTCAGCGCTGTTCAATGCACACTAGACCCGTTATCAGGCCATTGGCCCGGTGCGACTATGAAGTGGGCAAAGAGCAGACAAGACCAAATTAAACGCGAACGAAGTAAGGAGAACTCGTAAGAGCCTTACATGACCATCAATCTCCATAATGAGTAATCACGGAGTTTAATAATGGCTACACTGATAGACATTGAAGAAAACGGACGACTAGAAGACGAAGACAACACAGCAGAAGAGTTAGACGCACTGGACTCGCAAGAGCAACCTAGTGAAGAAGACGAACTACCAGACAAGTACAGAGGCAAGTCAGCTTCTGACCTTGTTAGGATGCACCAAGAGGCTGAGCGTATGCTTGGTCGTCAAAGTGGAGAAGTAGGAGAGCTGCGAAAGGTTGTTGACGAATTTGTAATGTCACAATCCACTAAGAAAGAAGAAACTGTAGACGAGGAGATTGATTACTTCTCTGACCCTGAGAAGGCAATACAGCAAGCAATAGCTAAACATCCTGCTGTTCAGGAAGCTCAAAAGGCTTCATTGGACATGAAGAAGTCAAGTGCTCAGACGATGCTCAAACAAAAGCATCCTGACATGGCTGAAATACTAACTGACGAGAAGTTCGCTAGTTGGGTAGGAGAAAGCAAGTTTAGAACTAATCTATTGCGTCAGGCAGATCAAAACTTTGACTATGAAGCAGCTGATGAGATATTCAACCTGTGGAAAGAACGTCAGAATTTAATCGGTCAGACTGTAAACGCTGAGAAGTCTAGTAGGAATGCCTCTGTTAGGGCAGCTTCTACAGGCGGCGCTTCAGGTACATCAGAAACAAGCAGTAAGAAAATCTTTCGACGTGCAGACATTATTAAGCTAATGAAAGACAATCCCGACCGCTATGCAGCTATGTCTGATGAGATTATGCTTGCCTATCAGGAGGGACGTGTTAAATGATTACATAACTTTAAGGAAGAAATAAGATGGCTGTAACAAAATCAGTATACCCTTCAATGGGTGGTGCAGTAAACAACACTACTGCGGCAACATTCATTCCAGAGATTTGGAGTGATGAAGTACGTGCGCAATACGAGAAGAGCCTTGTACTTGCTAACCTAGTCAAGAAGATGGGTATGTCAGGCAAGAAAGGCGACACTATCAACATCCCTGCTCCTGTACGTGGTACTGCCACTGCTAAGGCTGCAGGCACTGCTGTTAGCATTCAGAGTGATACTGAGAGCAACGTAGCTGTACTCATTGACAAGCACTTTGAGTATTCTCGTTTGATCGAAGACATTACTGACGTACAAGCACTAACTAGCCTCCGTCAGTTCTACACTTCTGACGCAGGTTATGCACTGGCACGACAAGTTGACTCTGACCTTCACGGTTTGGCTGTTAACTTGGGTGACGCTGCAGGTGACTACACTAACACTAACTCTTACTACGTTGACGCATCTACTGGTCTTACCCAGTACGCTGCTGACACAGTAACAGCTACTGACGTGTTCACTGATGCAGGTTTCCGTGCTTTGATTCAGAAGATGGACGACGCTGACGTACCTTTCGACAACCGTGCGTTTGTTATTCCTCCTTCGCTGCGTAACGCTATCATGGGTATTGATCGCTACGTGTCTTCTGACTTCGTCAGTGGCGCACCTGTGCAGAACGGCAAGATTGGTAACCTGTACGGTATTGACGTTTACGTCTCTACTAACTGCGCTACTTCTGAAGCAGGCGCTGACAACTCAGCAAATGCTAATGACCTAAAAGCTGCACTGCTTATCCACAAAGACACGTTCGTGTTGGCAGAGCAAATGGGTGTACGTTCGCAGACACAGTACAAGCAAGAGTTCCTTGCTAACCTGTACACTGCTGACCAACTCTACGGCGTAAAAGTATTGCGTCCTGAGTCAGGCTTCGTTCTTAACGTTAACGCCTAAATAGGAGTGGAGAGGCAGTGCTGCTAGTCGGTGCTGTCTCTCCTTTTCTTTATGAGTAAAAAAGACCCAAGAATATCTAAGTTAGGCGTTAGTGGGTACAATAAGCCCAAAAAGACTCCTAACCATCCTACAAAGAGTCATGTTGTTTTAGCAAAGTGCGCAGATGGCTCAGTAAAGACAATTAGATTTGGTCAGCAAGGTGTTAAAGGCGCAGGTAAGAATCCTGACACAGCATCTGAAAAAGCAAGACGCAAATCATTTAAAGCAAGACACGCTAAGAACATCGCTAAAGGCAAATGTTCCGCAGCCTACTGGGCTGACAAAGTTAAGTGGTAATAAATAGGACTACACCATGACAGTCATAGTAACTAAGAATAGCTCTACCGCCTCAGCAGTCCCTACCACTTCAGACTTGGTTCAGGGCGAACTCGCTGTCAATGTCACAGATAAAAGAATCTTTACAGAGAATGCCTCTACACAGATTGTAGAGCTAGGGACTAACCCTTCTACTATTACAACTGCTACAGCTACCGTTACCGGAACTCTAACCGCTAACGGTACATTTGTTTCTAGCAACGCAGTTCTTACTGGCGGCACAATCAATGGCGTTGTCATTGGTGGCACTACACCACTAGCCATTACAGGCACTACCGTTACAGCAAACACAGGCTTTGTAGGCGGTCTTACAGGCAATGTAACAGGCAACCTAACGGGTAACGTCACAGGCAACGTCACAGGCGCTTTGACAGGTAATGTCACGGGCAATGTCACAGCCTCTACAGGCACGACTACTCTGAACAACCTAGTGGTTAATGGTACTGCTGACTTCACCGCTACTAAGCTAGTCAACGTCTCTACACCGACCGCAGGCACTGATGCCGCGAATAAAGATTATGTAGATACTTCAGTCGCTGCTGTGATTGACGCTGCCCCTGCCGCACTAGACACGTTGAACGAACTAGCCGCAGCTCTAGGCGATGACGCTAACT